TAGGGACTTTAGGAAGCATAAGGAAATAAAATTATGGCAATAGGTAGATTTACTAAAGATTTAAAAGGACCAGCAGTAACCCCAGAGTTAGGCTTTGAGGAAGCTATGTTTGTTCCTATGCAGCGTAAAGCAGAAAAGGATAAACTTACAGATGCGTTATTTGCTATTGACACAGGAGTATTAGCTACGGAGCAAGATAAAGCAGGTATATTAAATGATATCACTAATGATTATAATACTAGAATAGAAAATGTTACAAATAGTATAAGCGGTAACAACGCTAACCTATATGATGCCCGTAAGCAAGTCTTAGCTTTAAATAAAGATGTAGCACAAGCAAAGAATACTGGCATATACTATCAAGCTACTAAGTATTATACCGAAAGAGAAGAGGCTAAAAAGAATTACTTTGATGCTAAAAGTGGGCAAAACAGAGAGTTGTTAAATTCCAAATGGAATGAATGGCAATTAGAAGCAGAAAAAGAAGGCAAAGATGGAGCTTTTGATCCTAATACAGGGGACTTAATAACCGCACATAGTTTTCCTAGTCCTCCTATATCCAAAGATCACACTTCACATTTAGCTGATCTTGCAAGTAAGGCAGGAGTAAAAATGGAAGACCTTGCAGGGGCAGGACTTAGTGTAGAGTATACAGACGGAATAAATGACCAGGGGCAGCCTATAAGGTTACCTGTTGTAAAGTATGATCTAGGAAATACTATAAGTGATAATACTGCGGGACTTGAAAAATTTATAGAGTATATTACCGCTGAGTATCAAACTAAAGGAAATGCTTTTGGAGAAGACTGGGACTATAAAGGCAATCGTATGGAGGACATAGTTAAGTTAGCTACTAATATGGCTGGAATAGTAAGTAGTCAAAAAACAAAAAGTAATGTACAGGTAAATACTGGGGCAGCAGGTAATGCTTTAGGAGGTAAAGAAGTTGAAGAAGTTGCGGTAGAGAAAAGTCTATTACAACAAGCAGATATGTCTGGTCTCGCTAATGTCTCTTTTCTTAGCGGGGCGAGCAACATGGTTGCTAATTTAAATAAAACTCTTGGACAAGACATAGATGTTAGGGCTGGGGCTGAGTATGACCCTCAATCTCTCGTAGATGCTATTCAATTATCTCTTGATCCCATTCCTATTTTAGGTAATTCAGATAATGAAAGGTATGATCTAAGTACCAGACAAATTGGTACTTTCCAAGAGGAAGGTGAGCACAAAGGGGAATGGAAACTAAAAAGTACTTATGTTACAGAAGATAGGGGGGATGGTAAGTCTCATACTAGAGAAATAGAAAGTTATGTAAGCAATGAACAGTATGAAGCATTAAATAGATTTGCAGACCCTTCCTTGATTATGGACCAAAAGGAACTTAGCTTTATTACTAAGTATGATGAAGAAATGTTTGAGGAAGCAGTTAAGGAGTTCATAGACACTCGTAGATCTGACGTGCTTAAACAGCAGTTAAAAGAAGGATACAACGGTAGTAAGGGAGCTATACATTCTAAAAAAGAAGTAGAGGGATTAGCATTACAAAATATAATAAAAGATAATAAAAAACTAGTTCGCTTTGTAGACAAATACGAGAGAGAAGTTGGAAATAACATAGGATATACGTCAGTTGGAGTATTTCCAGTAGGAACTACTCCAGAGGATGCAAGAAGGGTTGCGGCAATAGAAAAGAAAGAAGAAAGCCTCTTATATTCTAAAAACCTAACAAATGACTCGAAAACAAAATTCAATCAAACAACTATGTTATTCCCATTATCAGATCCTAGTGGAGACCCAATTACTCCTTTAGCATTAGATGAAATGGAAGATATAACCCAGATAAACATAATAGGGGCAGTTGCCTCTGGTAATCCAAGTCAGTTAACTGAGGGCTTTTTAGTAGAAGTAAGTACAGAGGAAGGTACCCAATATTATGCAATGCCTGAATACGGATTGCAGACCAAAGGCACTACTCCAGAAAAAGAGTATAACCATAATATTACAAGGGGAGCTTTCACGGTAGCAGAAAATGTTACTACTATCCCTAATATAAACGAGGGGGCTGCAGGCACTCTTAACAATCTAGAAATAACAACAACTAGACATTCTGCAGATAACTGGGATGTTAGATGGAATATAGTAGGGCCAGATGGAACCTCTCAAATGAGTTCAGAGTTTGAAACTAATAACCCTGCATCTATTTTAACTCAAGTAGAGAACGGGGTACAAAAAAGATATACTCAAATAGCAGGTGAAGAAGAAGTAAAAAAAAAAGATAATCCGTTAACAGGAACTAAAAAAACTATTTCAAATAGTGGGGACCTTACTCTGACAACAGTAAGTAGAGAAGGAAATCTAGGGCAGGAAGCTTTAGAGAATCAACTTGAGCCTTGGGAACAAGAAGTTAGAAATAACGGAGGGGGTGTAGCTGTGCTTACTAAAAGTTTTGGTAACTTAAGACCTAATAACAGTAATCCATACAAGTCGGGAGTATATAAAACTGGTAGCAGTGGTAGCTATCAAACTTTTGACTCTTATGATAGTGGGTTAAAAGGACTTATTTGGGATGTTAAAGCAAAACAATTTAAAGGCGGTTTATCAAGTAGGGTAGTAAGCAAGGGAACTAATACTCTAGACGCTTTAAAAATATGGGCACCTTCAACAGATAACAACAACCCAGACGTTTACGCAAAAAGTGTTTTAAGTTTTATTAATGGTGAGCTAGGAACTGACTATACTACAGATTCATCTTTCTCTGAACTCCCAACAAGTCAATTAGTTGAGAGTATAATAAAACAAGAAGATATTCGCCTTTATGAAGCATTAAAATCTGATGGATTTTTTGAAGGCAGAATAGATTTATATGCTGCTAATATCAGAAGTGATAATAGAGTATAAAATTATACTTACTAAAGAAATAGTAAATTTGTAGTACCGCCTAGTAAAGACAAAGAATAAATAAGATGCCAGAAGAAGAAGTAAAATTAGGAGACTATAGAGGATTTTTAAAAGCCCTAAGGGTAGATTCAGAAGGTAACTATGTAGAGCCTGCAGCCCCCTCGTTTACTATAGCTACAGACATGGCGCCTGCGCCAGAGGCTAAGTATGATCAAGGTCTAAATTTATTTACAGAAGATGTTGATGCTTTAAGACGAAGTAATCAATCAAGTTGGGATGTAGTAGAAAATGCATTTCAAAATGCTGGAGCTACAGCGTTAATGGAAATACCTGAGGGCATAGGATATATAGGAACAGGCGTTGCTAATTTATTTGGCAATGTTTGGCAAGAAGATAGTAATGGTTTTATAGATACTCAAAACTCATTATCTACTTGGGCAAGGCAGACTAAAGAGTCTATGATAGAGTCTAACCCTATCTACGCAAGAGAAGAAGATCAAAACTTTGATCCCTTTAATGCAATGTCTTGGGCAACTAATGCAGGCTCTATAGGATCTACTATTTCTTTATTAATACCAGGAATGGCTATAGGCAGAGGAGCTGGTTTTCTAGCTACTAAAGCAGCTTCAAGATTAGTAGGACTTTCTAAGATAGGTAAAGCTTCTGCTAAAGTAACGGGAGCCATAAGAACTGCAGAACAAGTAGCAGCTGCAACTAAAGCACAAATAAAAGCCACTAATATAGTAGGCAAGGCGGGTAATATTGCAGGAACGACTGCAGCCACTTTATCGTCTAGACACGCAGAGAATATGTTAGAGGGGTTTGGGACTTATGACCAATCTCTTACAGAGTCTCTAATGGAAAACTATGACATGTCTTATGATCAGGCAAAAGCAGAAAGTGCATTTTTATTAGCTAATCCTGAGTCAGCTCTTACTTCCAAGTATAAAGAAGATTATTTAAAAGCTGCAGATGCCGCTGCTAAAACTACTACTTGGAATTGGGCAGCAGGTACTATGGACTATGCTCAATATGCTATGGCATTTGGAGGGTTAAATAAACTATTTAAGGTAGGAGGAGCTGCAACAAGAGGGGCTAATAAAGCAAGTAAGTTAGCTAACTACGCTAAGAAAGGATGGAACAGTAGCAGAAAATTAGCTTTTCAAGCAGGGTCAGAGGCTCTTGAAGAAACTTATCAAGCAGTAGTAGGACAAGAAGCTTTACGAGAGGGTAAAATGTTTGAAGAAGGGTTCTCTGAAAGACTTGATGGATACTTAGCAAGTGAGGAGTTACAATCTGCTGCTATGATGGGGGCAGTAATGGGAGGAGGATTCCATACTATGGGAGCTGTCTTTAATAAAGCTTCAGGTAAAGTCAATGACAAATTATTACAGTATGAGGCTTTGTCTAAACTTAAGCAAAAAGATGGCGCACTGGGAGTGAAAAACTTTGGACTAGGCGCTATAATACAAAGAGACATTAACTTAAATGGAAATTTAAATAATGTAATAAAGTCTTTAACTAAATTCTCAAAAACCCAAGAAGAGACTACAGACGAGTTTACTCAGACTGTAGAAATGATTAATGGTTTAAATGAGCAAGTACTGCGGATGTCATCAGAGGTAGATGAGAAAGGTAACGCAGCATATACCCCTAGTCAACTAGCAGACATAGCTACTTATTCTTTTATAGCACAAAAGGCTATTCAAGATGGAAGAATAATAAATACTGAAATAGATAATACCTATCAACAATTAGAAAAAGAAGGAGGCATAACAAGTCCAGAGGTAACTAACCATAGAAATTATATAGAAAGAGAAGCTATCATACGATTTTTAGGAGCTAAAAAAGGTAAGCCTGATGCCGCAGAACAAAAGTTTTTAGATAGTTTAAAAGAAAGAAAATTACAGTTAGATGAGACTATAAAAGCAGATAACAAACCATTTAAAAAAACCCTGAAAGACGGTAGCTTATTGTCTAAACAATTTACAGCTTTAAATCAAGGGATGATTTCTGAGTCATACAGATCTAAAGTAGGTAAACTTCAAACAGCCAAAGGGTTTGAAGAAAATGAAGTAGTCAAAGCTCAATTAAGAGAGGAAGCAAAAGCTAAAGAACAAGCGGGTACAGTGGCTGGGTATAGTGATAGGACTCAAAAAGCAACTACAGTTGAAGAAGTAGAGGCTATTAAAACGGAAGAAAAAGAACAAATAGGCGGTGAACCTGAAAATACAAACCGCACTACAACAATTGCTCTTCTTACAGAAATGCCTAAGGTAAAGGCTATACTTGAAAATAAAGAATTAAGCCCAGAAGATAAAATAAAAAACCTAGCTACCTTACTACAAGGAAACGCAGCAGCTCACCATAGGGCCATACCTGAATTTGGGGACACTTTAAATATTACTCTAGACAACGATCCTCAAAAAGCAGCTGAACAACTAGTAACAAACTACAATGAACTACAAGCGCCTAATAACCCAGATCCTAGAAAAGACCTTCTTAACTCATTACTAAATCAAAAATTATCGGAAGAAGTAGGACAAGAAGTAGAAGATGCTCCAGACGTAAACACAAAAGAAACAAATACTTCTACGTTTGACTCCAATGCAGAAACAATAGAAACATCTACTGATGAATCCTTTGTAGGAAATCTACTCCACCTTGCGGGGCCAGAAGGAGAAGTAGAAAGAGGAGACGACGGAACCCCCTTAAATCATATATTTTATGATTTCCAGACTAAAGGAGACAAAAGTATAGACAAGCATCTAAATCCTAAGTTTAAGGTTAAGGGAGAAAAAGTATCCTATGTAATAGATGGTACAGATGAATATAATCAAGGCGATAGGGGCGACAGTAAGCGTACATATCGAATTGAGATGTTTGTTAACGTAAACGAGGAAGAAATATTTATAGGAGTTATACCTGAATATAGAGGTAAAGGAAAAAACCGTAAGAAAGTAGCTCCTGAACTTAGAAAGGCTATAGAATCAGAGTATGAAAACTCTGGAGCTAGAGACGCAGGAGATAGATTTACTTCTGAGAAAAAAGGACAAGTTAAAAGCAAGCTACCTGGAAGAATACTTAATTTACCTAACGGAGGATTTGCAGATTTAAATACTATTCTTGAAAAATATCCAAACGTAAAACTTATAACCACAGTAGTAACTAACGGAAATGTTAAGTTAGCAGGACTTGAAGAGGCAGGATTAATACCTGACAATCTAGTTATAAAAAATTCTGAAAATCTTGCTGCTGCTGGTAAAAATAAAGAAGGGAAAACTATTTTAAAGGGAGGGTATGTTTATGCATTAGTACCTGCTCCAGATGGTAGATATTTTCCTGTTAGATTATTTACCAAAAAAGTTGGAGAAGTTGACAGTCTAAAAAACACAGTTTCAAATTTAGTAGACGGGTTATATGATAGTAACCCAGAGGTAGCAAAAGAAGCTCTTAGTCAATTAAAGAACTTAATTCACATTAATAGGGATAAGAGTAACTTTAAAATAGAACTAGAAGAAGGCGTAGTACTAGTAAATAGCCAAGAGGCAGAACAAGAGAAGTTAAAAGAAGCTCTTTTAAGTACAGAAGAAGGAAAGGGAACAATTGCTTTTATAGATAAAGCTAAGATAAACTCTGGTAATTATAATACAGATGTAGCAGAGTATCTAGACCATAATATGGATGTATCAGTAGGAATCCATAGCCCAAGCTATAAAGTAAACGTCCAGTCCGCAGCACCTGTTACACAACCAAGTGAGCGCTCTGAGGAAACTATAGCAGACGAGACTGCAACAGGGGCTACTACAGAACAAGCTAGTAAAGAAAGTAGTAGACTACAAAAAAGAATTGATAAAGCTAAATCTGATTTTGCTTCTGCTACGGATATAGGAGGTAAGGTTAAGGCAGTCACTAACTTCCTTTACAATGCAACTGCAAGTACAGCATCTGTAAGTAAGGAAGACATGGCGTGGTATAGAGCGTCTAAGGCAGAGCTTGAAGCTGAGGGGTATGTGTTTGATGGGGAGATTGGAAGAGAAGTATCAGATAGTGAAATTATAGAGATTGGAAATAGAAGAGAAAGCGACCAAGTTCCGAAGGGTGTTATGATTATTGATAGGGTTTCAAAACCAAAGCGTTTAGTAAACGGAAAGCAGGTGGAGCGACCTATATACGATGTCATAGAGGGTACAGGAACTACGGCAGAGAGGGAAGCACTTGCCGCTGAAGTTGAGTCTATTGAAGACAGTATGACTCCTCAGAATATAAAGGAGACAAGACCAAAGTTAGCTGCTGCAAATAAAGCACTGCAAGACTATGATGCTGCAAACTTTACATCTCCGATACAAACAGAAATAAATACAAAAACAGAAGAAACTGTAGAACAAGGAGAAACCCAAGATTTAGTAAGTTTTATAAAAGGCACAACAGCAGAGGTTAAAGTTAAAGAATTAGAAACAGAGAGAGACAAAAAATTAGATAATATAGGTACTATAGACAAAGGGAGTTATTATGAAACTAGTAACGAGGGCTATTATTTTAGATTAAATCCAGATTTTTCTTTTAAAGAAGTTGGAATGTATGTTAAGGGAGATTATGTATCATATCCAGGAATGGCTGGGGCTAAATGGAAAACAGAAACAGAAAGTGTTCCTCTAAAAAGACTGGAAAAAAAGATACCAGAAATAAAAGAACAGGTTAAAAGGATTCTTGAAAGTGAAGAATCACAAAGGAAAACAATTAATGAAAAATATAAAAAATTAATAGCAGAAGCTAAAGAAGCTCAATCAACACAGCAAAGTGAAGAAGCCGCAAAAGAATTAGATAGTGCAGTCGAAGATTCAGGCGCATTAGATATAAGTGGCGATTTTAAGACTTCTGTTATATCTGAGGAAGAAGTAAACTCTGCAGAAGACGTAGAGGATGAAATAAACTTTATTTCTAATGTACTAGGAGGAGACGCTCTTGTACAAACTTATGTAGATGAAGGAGAGCTTGTAGGAGATATTCCTACAGTTGCTGGTCTTGTACAACAGGTAAAGAGTAAAGGGCAGGTATTAGAGGGCCTATTTACTGAGGCAGGTATTTACTTAAGAACTAAAGGAACTAAAGGCAGAGGATATCATGAGGCGTTTCACGCAGTATTTACTCTTGGGCTAACAAGTACACAAAGAGAACAAGTCTTAGCAGATGCTAGGAATAGATATAATGATACCACTTCTACAGATTTAGAGATAGAAGAAAAACTTGCAGAAGAGTTCAGGGTACTAATGATTTCTAATAAAGCACTATCAGGGCTAAAAGGTGCATTAAAAAGATTTATGTACGCATTAAAGGATGCTATAAATCACCTATTCAATAGAACTTCTCCTCTTAACGTAGATCGTTTATTTGGAGATATAGAAATAGGTAAGTTTAGAAACAAGATACAATTCAAGAAAGAGTTTAAAGTATTTAAACCTATGGCTTCTGAGGTAAAGTCAGAAGGTATTAGCAATGCTCATGTAAAAGAGTACAAAGATTTATACAGGCATTTAGTCAGTAGAGTATTAGCCACTGTTAAAGCACAAGACGGATACGAGGGACTAACAAGTACACAAGCTCTTAGAAAAGCTGCAACAAATAGAAGAGGGGATGTCGTTTTATTTTTAAATGATACGATATTCAATCATATGATAAAGGAAAGAAACAATTCTACCGAAGAGGCTGATAAGGTAGAAATAAACAATTTCTTACTTAATTATTTTTCTTTTGAAAAGGTAGACGGTAAACTAGTAACTTCTAAGAAAGGAAAAATGTCTGCTATGTTAGCGGACTCAATATTTTCTTTAAGAGATTATGGAATAGTAATAAATCCAAACATACAAGAGATTGTAACTCTAGAAGATAATGTAGATATAGAAGAAGCTTTTGAAGGCGCAGAAGAGGCCGAGGAAAAAGATAACTTCTTTAGAAGTAGAATGGAGGAAGACAACAGGCAAAGAATACCTAGTACTGTAAGAACAAAGCTACATACAATTCCTAAGTTAGATAAAGAAGGAAACAAAACCTATAGCCCTATTATGGGTACTGTACAATACTATGATGGAGAAGCAGTTATATCTTCATTAGAGTCAAGTATTTCTAACTCACATAGTGTTGGGCATATGATAGAGAAGCTTGAAAAACTTAACCAACCTTGGGTACCTCAGCTTTTACAATTAGCACAAGAAAAAGAAATCCAATCTACTCTTTGGACAGGCATTGGGGATAACCAATTTATAAAATATTTTGGCGTAGATAATAAAGGAAAGATATACTTAGCTAATAGAAAGACTTTAAAAACAATTGTTAGAGATACTCTTGCTTCTGCTTATACTGTAGATAGTAATCCTTACTTAAACAATGAAGCTAAAGGAAAAGAAGCGCTTGAGGAATTTACAGAAATAAGAAAAGAAATTAGGGATTTTAGTAACAATGATGCTTCAGATGAAACATTAAGTCCTATTCTAGATAAACTAGCAAATCTTTTAGAAAGATCGTTTATTCCTTTAAATAGAGAAGGGCTAGATGCACTTATGGGCTTTTCTAGTTTATTTCCTAGCCTTAAATCAAAAGCAACTAATTTTAATGAAGGAACTCTATTACAGCTTAATTCTATATACGCTGATATGAGCAATGGAAGAAATCCGTTTTCTGTATTACCTAAAATAGGAACAAGCGTTAGATCCACACTAGAAAATTTTGCTAAAGACTACGCAGAAATATCTGACCTTAAAGTACAACCTGTATTTTTTGGAGCTAATAAAAAGCCTAAGTACTCTTTAGTAGAATCAAACTACTTATCTAAACTAATAACTCTTATACAAAAAAATCCTAAAGAATTTAAAAACAATGTTAAAGGTTATTTAGCAGACATGCCTATTATGGGTGACTTAAAAGATATAGACATTTACCTGCTTGAAAATACAGCTACAGAAAAGTCAGGAAAAAGATCTTATCTGGACATATCACCCGAAGAGCTTAATAGGGCAAACATGAATGCTTTCTTTAATAATAAATTTGGGAAAAACAATATGGGGTTATTCTCTATTCCTATTCCTTCAGACAGTAAAATGTTATACTATCTCCAGTTTCCTAAGCAGACTACAGAAGGTGCAGTAACAAAATTAGCCCAAGTAGCAATTGCAGAGCAAAGAAGAATTGACGAGTTTGCACATGAAAACAACTCAGGAGTAAGAAACATATCAAACATAGAAAAAAATAGAAAAAACTTTCAATACTTCCCTTTCTTAAATAACGTAAAGTTTAAAATAACTAAAGAAAATGAAGGGCAAATTAAAGATGCTATAAGAAATTATCTAGAAGAAGAATATGAAACTTTTGTATCTAAGTTAAAAGAATTTGGGCAAACAGATAGAATCTCCGACGGAAGAGAAGTATGGGAAAGTAGAAAGGAAGGACTAACTCTAAAAAGTTTTACGGAATTTGCAAATAGTAATACAGGAGGATTAATAAAGTTAGCCAATGGAGAGTCTATTAGGATATTAAATGGGAAGGGCGATTTAGAACTTACAGGACAAGAAGTAAAGAAATTTAATATTTCTGGGTTCACTGATTTAGGAAGTCTAAAGGACAGTAAGTTCATACCTTCAGGAGAAAAAGAAGCTGCTAAAAACTATTTCTACAACGCCTTTTATCACAACACTCAAATAACAGAGTTAGTACATAAATCGCCTGCTTACTACAAAGGAGTTGCAGATTTTTTCAAAAGAGTAAAACAAGGCAACACTAATGGTACTTCTCCTGCAGAATCTATAACTGCAAAAGTTAAAGTAAAAGCAGATGTCTTAGCAGAAAATAGTAGTGAAGAAAAAGTTGCTCTCAAAAAGGCAGGAAAAAAAGACAAGACTACACAAGATCTTATAGAAAAAGCTGAGAATAATACTACAGATGGAGCGACCTTTATTTCTATGGCTAAGTACAAGGAGTATATGGAGGCCATACAACAGTGGGATGCGGATAAAGAAGTTGCTTATGGTAAATATCTTAAAGCTGCCAAAAATTGGAAACCAGGCACTGCATTTAAAAATCCATTAACTGCAAAAGAAAATCAAGATTTATTTAAAGGGTTTAAGCCTTTTATGTTTACAGAAAGAGAAGTTAAGAATGATGACGGAATATCTATAGGTACATCATCTCCCGTACAACTTAAAAACTCTATACAAGTACTTACTCCTGAGCTAGTAGTTCTAGGAGGCAATGCTGGTAATCTAGCAGAAGCATACAATGAAATGTATGTAAATGAAGAAAAAGCAGATTTAATAGCTTTCTCAAGTGCCGTTAAAGTAGGAAATCCTGGAGTTGACCAGATTATGGAGGTTAATCTAAAGGATATGCTACTTGCTCAAAACACTCCATCACACTGGTATGAGCATGTCGCAAGAATAGGTTCTCAGATGAGAGTTCATCAGATGAACAATATAGCCCTTGAAGCTAACTATAATTTAAAAGGAGAAAATGTAAAAGGAGCTGACTTATTAGTTTTATTAAATAAACTTACAGAGGCTAACCTTAAAGAAGATAATGAAAGACTAACAAGCATAATAAATAATTCTGAAGAAGACTATCAAGTACTTAGACAAGAGATTGTAAAAGTATTAACTAACAGGGGGGCTCCTACAGCTATTATTAATAGTATAAATGATAGTATAGAGGTTTCTGATAAAGAAATAATACCTAAGCTATATTCTAGTTATGGATCTAAAGAGGCAGAGTCTGTAGTAGCAGCGTTATTTAAGAGTAGGGTATTTAAGCAAAAGTTGCCAGGAGGCCAGTTTGTAAACTTTACTTCTTATGGTTTATCAGATAACTTAGAATATAAAGTTGATGAGACGGCTAATAAGCTAACAATGGAAGCCTATCTTCCTGCTTGGTCAAAAGACTTACTAGATCTCCCTGTAAAAGAAGATGGAACTGTAGATATGAGTAAGGTAGATCCTGAAGTATTGGAGTTAGTAGGATTCCGTACTCCTACAGAATCTAAATACTCCATAGTTGCTATAGAGGTCAAAGGATTTCTTCCAGCCAACTTAGGAGGAAATATTGTTTTACCTAAAGGGATTACTAGTAGAACAGGTCTTGACTTTGACATTGATAAAATGTTTGTCTTTACTCCTCATAACACTACACAAAAAGAAATAGATAAGGTCGTAGTAGACGAGTCTTTTGAAGTAGATAAAGGGCCAAATCAATCTAGAAAAGCAAGAGAAAATGGATTGATTTCTATATACTATGCAATTTCTTCTAATTTAAAAAGTCATGGTGAAGAGTCCATAGGGCCTGGACATTTTGAAAATTTAAAGGAAGCTGCCTACACTGCATACCTAAAAAATAATGTAAGCGATCATAAAGCTAAAAGTGCAGGGGAGCTATCTGGTATGTCTATAAAAGAAAAAGGAGAGATTATAGAAGAAGAAGAAGCTAAAAAATATAACATAGCAAATCCTAGTACTCAGTTAGAGTTTTATAATAGAATTCAATCAGGAGGTAACCTAATTGGAGTTTTAGTAAATCATTTAATAAACAATATAAAATCCAAATCTACTTCACTAGAGCTTAAGGATCCTATAACTATTAATGGGCAAGAGTATAAGTCTCTTAGTAGCAATAACATGGATATAGATTATAGGCTACAAGAATTTGCTACTGCTATTGTAGACAATACTAAAGATCCTTTAGCTGCATTTATTAACTTAAATATAAATACTGCAGATGCTTACATGGCAGCTATAAGACTAGGACTTCCTATAGACTACACTGTTGCATTATTTTCTACTCCTTTAGCAATAAAGTTATATAATTCTAGTAAAACGACAGGTAAACCCTTTTTAGTAGAAGCTCAAAAAGCACTTACTGAGCTACAAGGCGAGAGAAAAGAAGGATCAGAATCTTCTGGAGGCTATACTAACCTAAATTTAGAGGATTTATTTGATAGTACACGTCAAGGTGGGTTTACGTTTAAAAATAACACAAGTATAGAAAAAGAAGAACTTTTAAATACTTTTATTAAGTTATCTGAAGTTGGAGCAGATCTTTCTACAGTAATAAGAGGTACTAAGTTAGATGCCTCAGCTGCTTCTACAAGTGCTGCAGGGGTAATGCTTCAAAACAAAATGGTAGAGAAAGTAACAGAAGACAACTTTACTTCAATACAAGGCACTGGAAAATTCTTTAGTGAAGATGGTATTCTTAAAATGTATAAAGAAAATGCTCATGATCCTGTAAGAGAGGCCTACGCAAAGTTTTTCCCTTACTTTAATGAATCATTTGAAGGACTAGTAACAAAGTTTTTAGAAACAGTGCCTGCTGATGCATTTTTAAATGATAGGGTTATCTCAAATATGTTTAAGCATGCTGAGACTTATCATATAGCTAATCATGATGGGCTAGCAAGATTTTCTACTGAAGTAGTTATGAAAAGCGTTCATAAAGCTTTTATAGAATTTAAAAGAGACTACGCTGCGTCTTACCCTACTTTGATTAGCGCCTTAAGGTTAGAAACTCAGAAAGTTGATCCTAGTTTAGAAGAAGACAGGATTGTAGTAAATAGAAGTGCAATTAGCAAAGACCAAATAAACCTTGCCCACGAAGAGTGGAAAGCGATGATGAGTAACGAAGAGAATGCAGGCTTTGCCCGTAATCTTTTAGCTTATGCCTTAAAGACTACAGGATATACTCCTAGTCCTTTTAGCATTATAAATTTAATTCACCCTGATGCTTTTAATGAAACTTTTGGATCTGAACAAAGTATAGAAGGAAGATTAGAATCTCTTTTAAATAATGTAGATGTACCGTTCGATAACTTTATGTCTTTCTATGTAAGGAACGTATTTAAAGAAGACAACAGCTTCTTACTAAAAGCAGACGAGGCTGCCAAAGAAGAAGATGGAACATTGGTTATAAAAAAAGTAAATGGGGAAGTTCCTTCTTATTATAAAAATACTATAGGAAACGCTGTAGACTTTTTAATAAAAAGAGATAAAGAAGGAGATAGGCTGTTTGCTTTAGATGAGGGGGAGGATAATAAGATAACTTATATAGAAGTGTCCTCTTTAGGAACTAAGTTCTACAGACAAGACTATACCCCTGCAGAAGAATCGCTTGAACTTCCTGAAGGTAAAAGAAAACTTACAGAGGAGCCTCTTAATAAGTTTGAACCGCTTATAGGAACTACTGAAGAAAGTGAGCCTTCCGCAGAAGATCTACTAGAATATAATACCCTATTTCTAGAAGAGGAAAAATCTACAGTTACTAAAAAAGTTACCTTTGAAGCATATTCTGAGCAAGATAAATTAAATGCTGCGCAGGCTCAAGCTTATGAAGAAGAGCAATGGGCTAACATACCTCCTGCCGAGCAAGATGCACTTATGAATTATATGAGAACCTGTAATTATTTAGGAAATGGCTAAAAAAGGATGTATAAATAAAAGTAGTGTTGAGTTTAGAACACTACTAAGAAGCTTTAATAGATCAGCCACTGCTTTAGAGCATAGAATAGTTGTGTGGCAGTCTAGGAATAAAAAGTCTATTGATGAATTTCCTAGTGTAGCTGAAGTCCTAGTAGGCGCTAAAAATCCTTTTGACATAATTAATCCTGCAAATACTACAAACGATCAGTTATCATCAGATGATGTAAAGAAAGTACTAATCCAAAGAAACAAAGCTTTAAGTTATAGAGCAGTAAACTTTGGAACTGGTAAAGATGGAGTAAAGAGATTATATGTAGCTGCTAATACAAATGCTTACACGGATACAGTTAATGCTGTAGGGGCACTAAAGAAGAAGTATAATAACTTAGATGGTATAACAGTACATGAGGCGAAAGGTGCAGAGACTAGTACTGACAGGCAAGTACATTACATAAAGTTCCCTGATAAGTTTGAACAGACTCAGTTATTCTTTAACATCACAGGGTCTCAGGTAAAGTCTATGCTCTCTATGAGCGACATAAAAAATAGTCTTCAGTTTGAAGGGACTATGATAGAGTTCTTAGATGAGATACCTTCTACTAGGGGCATTAAGGTAGCAATGCGTAATGTAAATAAAGGGGAGAAAATTCAAGTAGTGGCTGCCCAAATGAGAAAGAAGTATGAGGATAAATCTTGGACTACCCCTGCACCTTTAGCAGATGGCAGTAGAGCAGTCGCATTACCAGAAGATATATTTAAATCATTTGAAGAGTTCTTGACTTTTGCTTTACTACATGAAAAAGCCCATGAATCTTTAGATAAGGCTAATGATGAAACTACTGGAGCTTATGAGACTAGAGTAACAAAAGAGGCTCTTAGCAGGCTTCAAGGTATAAGAGTGGCAGAAAGGGCAAGAGAAGCGGCAAACGCCCCTAAGATGACCTTAAAAAAGGCAGAGCAGCTTCAAGAGATTCTTACACAATTTGCAGAAATAAATGGCATAAGGGTAGAAGGATTATCAGAAGTAATAAACGTACTCAAGAAACAAGGACGAATTAAAAGTGATGCTGCAGGTGTAGCAGGTGTAGCAGACGCCATGAATAAGATAGTGGGCATTGACTCCTCTATGACATTACCTGAGCAAGTAGAAGTATTAGGGGAAGAAATAGGACACATTGCTATTGCAATGCTAGGACTAAATCACGAGTTAGTTGCCCCCTTACTAAAAGTAATAGAAGAAACAGAGGAATACAAGCAAGACTACGCTACTTACTTTGAAGCATATAAAAGAGAACTAGGGCTAGATGACTCAGAGGCTGATGCTCATTCTAAGATAGAAATATTAGGTAAGATTCTCACTAAAGAATTACTTAAAGATCCTTCTAATGCGCCAAGTAGTACTAGATCTTTAATAATGAGGATATGGGATAAGATTACTGCGCTGTTTGGAACTCCTAATTCTTTCTACTTACAGAGTAGAGTAAGAGAAACAATGGGGGCACTGGCCACTAAGATAAGATCAGGGGAACGATTAGAAGAAGTTAGCGATCCATATAATAATCCTTCAAGTGTGTTTTTTAATTTAGAGAAAGCTAGCCTTGAGGCTTTTAAAGAAAAACTAGGAGACGATATCATTGCGGACCTTAACAATCAAGTTAGAGTAATAAATGAAAGTATAGGAAGAGGCGCTAAGACTGATTTACAAGGAAGACGATTAGAGCAAAAAAGAGATGAAATAATAAAAAACCTTGCTGATAAACAGACTGCAAAAGGACTGTTAAATTACATGCAATATTTAGATGGAGTAATAGAGGAGTTTAGTAAAGACTCTGAGTCTATGAAATCAAATGGCGGCAGTTTAGATATTGATAAAATTAACACAGGAGTTAAGTTTCTTGGCGCTCACGAAGACATGATTGCTGAGTTAGGACTTAACCTACAGAGAATAGTAGGCAGTGAAGAAACTAATTTATCAGAGGAAGAACTCGCTGAATTAAATAGTCTTATAACTAATGCAACTAGGTCTATAGGGAATTTATCTAATATATATAAAGACTTAGATTTACATGCATATGATCAAATACTTAGTAGTGAACTAGAGTATTATGAACCAGGAGATATAGTAAAAATTTTAAAAGCAGAAGCTGGAACAGATTTACTTAGCTACACTAGCGCTATAAGGAGTCTTAGAAAAACCGATAATAAATTATTATTAGCAGCTTATAAAATACTTAAAAGAACTGATAATGAAAAGAACAGTGTAGGAGAAGAGGTAGAAGCTAAACTTCAAAGACTTTACGAAGAATCAGAAAGAGCAGGTTTTAATTTTGACAGTATGTTTGAAAAAGATTCTAAAGGAAATCTTACAGGTAATGTTGTATCTAAGTATAATCAAGGAAAACTTCAACAAGCCCGCGAAGAGGTATTAGAATCTTTAGTAAAAACGTTCGCTTCTGATGGAATTACTGATTACAACGATCTTAGACTTAAAATTGAACTAATTAAAGAAAAAGAAGAATCTGAACAATCTAATGAAGAAAAGGCTATGCTTAATAAGTATAGCAAAGTTTGGAGAGACTTTAGTAAAAAGTACTATGATACTAGTGGATATAAAACTATAAGAAACTTAAGTAAAGAAGAAATAGAGACTTTAGAAAGAACCTATGTAGGTACTACAATTACTAAGTCTAATAGTAAAAATTTTAAAGTAGGAGACAAAGTAAATTTTTATACTGAAAAAAATTACCCTTCTAGAAAATTTGGAAAAGTTGTAGAAGTAGGAGAAAAGGAAGGATCTCAAACTAAGTATAAGATTGAGATAATAGATAACACAGAAGAGGGACTAAGTGATATCCTACTAAACAAAACCTACAATAGCATAAAAGATAACGCTTATTATAAGGAGTACATAAATACTATGGCTACTTATAAAGAGAATCTTCCTTTCAGACAAAGAACAGGAGATAAAAAGTTTATGATGCCCCAAGTAGGAGCTTCAAAAGCAGAGTTAGTGAGGGATGGTAGGTACAATAGCTTGAAGGAAAAAGCAAAGCAAGGTGTTTTAAGATACGGGGATGATGATACCTATGGCGCAGAGGCTACTAATTACAGAGGCACAAAAAATAAGTTTATACCTGTATACTACACTAATAAAATAGATCCTAAAATACTGAGTAAGGACTTGACTGCAAGTATGATAAAGTTTGCAAAAATGTCTACTGGGTACAAGGAATCAGTAAACTCTCGTCCAGAGCTAGAAGCATTACAAAGAGCAGTAGCTAGACAAGAATTTAAAACTAAGAAAGGAAATAAATCAGATGTAACTGGAGAGGCTACTGAAACTTATGCGCTGTTAGAAAACTTCTTAGATATTTACTTATTTGGGGAGTCTGAAAAATCAATGAGTGTAAAGATTGCAGGAAAAGAAGTACAAGTTGATAAAATCTTAAAGGGTTTATACAGTTTTATTCTAAAAAGTAATCTTGCATTTGGTGTACCCATTGCACTAGCTGGTTTTATAAAAGGTAACATAGATCAGGCAATAGAGCGCATAGGAGGTAGGCTAATAGCAAAAGACTCTATAGGATATTCTCAGGCAGAAGCAGTAAAGAATTTACCAGGCATTATGAATGATGTAGGGAAGAGGCTTAAAACAAATAAGCTTTCCCTTGTAATGAAGTATGTGGGAACTGGGTTTGATAATGAGGCTGAATTATTAAGGTTTAAAGCAAAAGGAGCAAGGATAACCTTAGATGATTTGGCGTATGCTCCTTACTCAGTTTTAGACGGCACTCGTCAAGCTACCTTAACAATAGCAATAGCTGATAACTTAAGATATATTGATGGCAAGCTTTACTTGAAAGAAGAATACCTAGCGCAAAAAGGAGCTACTGAAGCAATATGGAAAGCTAATAGAACCAACTCTTTATATAATAAGATAAAAATCAAAGACGGAGTTGTATCAGGAGTAGATAAAAAAGATCTATTTAGATTTAGAGATATAGTAGCAGAGCTTTCTCCTAGATTAAAAGGAGAACAAGGTAGTTTAGATAGAAATACCTTTAATCGTAATGCTTTGTCTCGTTTTGGAGGTATGCACAGAGGATGGTTAATTAATGGAATAGAGTATAGATTTCACAGAAGGGGTATATCCCCTTTAACTGGATTAACAGAAGAAGGTACTTACAGGACTATTGGAAGCCTGCTTACAGATAAAGCATTAAAATCGGCAATTAAGGCAGCTGCACAAGGAAATCCTGCTCTGATAAAGGCATTTTGGGGAAAGCTAAAAGACTATCAAAAGATTAATATTTTAAGGGTATCAGCAGACCTTGGTGTATTAAGTGTATTAAGTATACTAGGAGCTGCAGTAAATGCAATAGCCTCAGAAGATGATGATGATATGTGGTGGTTACAGTACAGCGCCTATCAAACTTCAAGGGTATTACTAGAGCAAAGAGCTTTCTGGTCTCCTTTTACATTACTGGAAGTACTTAAATCTCCTGCCGCAGGTATTAATGTTGTAGAATCATTTTCAGATTTACAATGGATGCTTAATTGGGATGACTTAGAGAGAGGTCAATATAAAGGAATGACTAGATTCGAGAAACAATTAATACGCTCAGTATATGCTAAAAACTTATATGAGCTAGGTTCCCCCCAAATAAAGAATAGTTACTTAGAATCTATGGTACTTGAAAAAGGCCTTAATCCTATTTACGGAATCTCTTCTTCCTTATTTTCAGAGGACTAAAGATAAAAACTTCAAAGGTTAAAAAGGGGGGTCAAAGCCCCTCTTTCTTTTCTTTTGGTTTGGTCTTCTTTTTTTCAAGAAGAATACTAAGCGATTCTAAGGTTTTAAATACCTTAGGTTTTTTATCAGCTTGTTTATGCATGATTAGTAAATACTATTTCTTTTTCTTAGGAGCAGTATGAGTATACCCTTTTTTCTTCATTCGATCATGATCTGCTGGCTTTTCTGCTTTATAGCCTTTGCCTGTCTTAGGATCGTACATCATGTGTTTCTTAAATGCTTTCATAATTTATTGTGTTGACTTTTATAAAATTCAAGTAGTTCTTCTACGCTTACCGTTTTATTTCCGTAAAAAGATCTCCAAACTTGTATAGCTTGAGTATACTCTTCATATTCATCTGGGCTCATTGATTAATTATTAGAATTTTCTACTGTAATACAGATGTCTATAAAAGGAAAATATATAACATACTGAGTAAATGATTTCTGGATATAAGTTCTTACTCCAATCAATACTCCAGGATAAAATCCTATTTCTACTAAAAAATTAGGCATAGCTATCAAATATACACACTATTTTATTTTGGCTGCTATTAACTTATCCTCTTTATAATAAACAGAGTTTCTAATAAGACAGTCTACATGTACAGGAGCTCCTGTGGCTATATTGTCCTCTGTAGTATCTGCAAGCATAACTAACGCAGCGTCTTCTTCTAATCTAGTATTACAAAGAGGGCAGTCTTCCATTCTACTAGAGAATTTAAAAATAGCTCTTTTATTGTCCATAATACCTGCAGGCTTAGTATACCCTTTTCTTTCTATCTCTATATCTATAATACCTACATCCGTCACATTTATATTAGGATATTTTATTATTAAATCTGAGATAACAGTATCAGGACTCACAAATATAGGAGTGTCTGATATGACTACTTGAGATTCCTTTTCGTTTCCAATTATATTAATGTACTCTTTAGTCCGAGTATTAATTAACGTAGTAAATTTTGCCATCTTTTAATTATTTTCTAGTATGTCTTCAATCTCTTCTTTTATATCTGTAGCCAAGTTTATAAATTTATCTACAATAATATCTATAGAAGGATCTTTATTTAATTCCGTCTTATCAAAATGCTTAAACATTTGATTTAAAGCTTTTTCTGAGTTATTTAATATATACTTGTTCGTGTAACTAGTATCTTCTTTATAGCAATGAGTTAATTCACGGATTGCTGTCATTATACCTATTATTACAATAAGCTCTGACTGTTGCTTTGGTAATTCACTCTTCATAATAAAATATCATATAAAGTAAAATTATAAAAAAGATAAATAAGAATAACACTACTAGAGTCATTCCTCCTACTGCTATAAGCTCAATCATCTAATATATCAATTAGTCGTTTTGATATCTTTCGTTTAAGACACTCTAAGTACACCATCATGTCTGCTAGTTCTTCCTGGGCGTGTTCTATCCACTCTTCCGCAGTCAAGTCAGCCTCATCAACGTACACACCATACTTGGATAAACCTTTGTCTTGTTGGGCATCTATGATATCTTTTACTTTGTCCTTTACTTTCATATTTTCTTGACGTATTTTAAAGCATCTTTAGGAATATTATTTGTGTTAGTATAGTACCCATATTTTTTCCAGCAATTCTTAATTTTATATGTGTTAATCAGCATATTATAAACATAGTCATGTTCGTAAGTATACTTCCCATCGTCAAAAGTAACTATGTATAATAATTTCTTACCATAGTCTTTCTTTGCTATCCTGAAGTAATTTATGGTTCTAATATCATCTGCATATCCTTCCCCTGAAAGTAAAGTATATGCTTTACTTAGTAACTCTTTAAAGAGTGTAAATATATTTTTCATAATTTTTTATTCTCTGTTGTATTTAAAGTACTTCGCAAAAGTGTCATAACAGACAACACTGTCTATTGGTATTTGAATATGGTATGTACTGTCGTCAGTTATTACTTTGTATTCTTTAAGACCTAATGATTCTAATTTTTTTGCTCGTTCTAATTCTATTTCTTCTTGAGTTTGATAAACCAATTGTGATGTGGTGCAGCTAGCCAATAAACCTACTACTAATAAGCTGATTACTTTCATATGATTTCTTTATTTTTAACAATTTTAAAAACTTCGTGCCTGACTTTAGTTTGTGCCCCAGCATCAAGGTCATTGAACTCTTTAGAACGAGTTAAATGTATTCCATGCTTTAAGGCTAGCTTTGCAGCAATTCGTCTGTATTTAGGAGCATTCATCTTGAGTCTCCACTTCCTTTTATGACATTTCTATTTTTACGATCTTCTAGTTTGTCTATATTTTTCTGAGCAACGTCTTCAAGATTTACATTTAAGTCTCTGCACAATGCTGCCATGTACCACAAAACATCTCCTACTTCGTCGGCAATCTTAGAAACCTGATCATCTGTAAACAGCCCATCGTTGTCTCTTAATACCTTTTTTACTTTTCCTAAAACCTCACCTGCTTCATTACCTAGTCCTAGTGCAGGGTAAGTAACCTTATGAGCTTGATGATATATAGCAGTTGTTACTGCCTTTTTTTGATATTCATTAAAATCCATTTTAAAATATATTTACGTTTAGTTTATTTTCCCAATACTCACTGACTGCCTCTAAGAAGGTTTCCCATTCTTGATTAGTAAGGTCTTTAGTGGTTTGGGTATTTGCTTGTTGTTTATTAAGTAGGTGTATTTCTTGTTTGGTAAAATACTCTCCTGACATTTGCAACACAATAGTTGCCAGCATATCACATGAAGCAAAATAGAATCCTCTATAATTAACTTCATCTACTACTTCTTTACCTAGGTTAATGTCTTTCCTGCTCTCATATTTTTCTCTGGAGCCATGATCATATTCTGTATGACATTGCCAACAAAGTAATTGAATATTTTCTTTGTCTAGCCTTAATTCAGGATGGGCTCCTTTGCCTTTTATATGAGAAAAGAAAAACACTTTAGCCTCTTCCCCTAAGGGAACTTTACAATTAGTGCATATATGGGGACGTTCTCCCCATATAGCTCTAAATAATTCTGCTTCTCCCGTAGGAGTTCTTCTTTTTGTTTTCATAGTTAAGAGCACCCAGATGCTCCGCAGTCCTTGCAATTATAGCAACCCTCTTCAAATACTACATTAGAAGATCCGCATTCGCTGCAGGTAACTTCTTTATTTAGTAAGGCAGGATCAGCATATTTTTTAAGGATTCTGGCTATTGCTTTACCAAAAGAAGTAATATCTCCAAAAGACTTGTTAAGCTGCTCTACTATAAAAGTAATATCAGCCCCATGTCTTAATGCAGTAGATACCATTCTAGTTAAAGCATCTTCCTCAGCGGTCATCTTAGATGTTATGTTTTCTAAAATTAATTCTTCTCCTTGTACTAAATTATAATGCCCCCTACTAACTTTACATAGTTCACCCTTTTCTTTATTAGTAAAGTGTTCTATAGCAAAGACCTCGTAAGGAATACTATTATAAAGTCCTACAATTACATTCCATTTCTTGCCTTTACTAGTAGTAGTATAAATATCTACAGGCAAACACTTAGGACGTTTAAGAGCATCACTATACTTAAATGATTCAGGAGAAGAGTCGCTAGATACTAACACTCCACTTCTAGATCCATCTCTATACACAGTGATACCTTTTAAGCCTTTATTCCATGACTCCAAGTAGATCTTAGATACCTCTTCTTCTTTTACATCATTAGGTAAATTAATAGTAGAAGAAATACTATGAGTAATATACTTCTGTATAAGACCTTGAATCTCTACTCTCTTAATCCAATCAATATCATTAGCTGTAGCTTTATACCAAGGAGATTTTTCAAATAACTCTTTAAGTTCATCTTCTGAATAGTCATCAATTCTTTTAGTCGTTGAGTTGCCTCCATTAATTCTAATCCACTCTTTAAACTTAGGATGTAAAACTGGGAACTCTTGCCAAGTATCTCCATTTTGATCAGTAAAATCTACTCGTGAATCTTCATCATTAGGATTAACTTTCTTACGTCGCATATAATACGCCATAAATAAAGGTTCGAGTCCTGAAGTAGTTTGGGTCATTAAAGATACTGTGCCTGTAGGGGCAACGGTAGACCAAGATACATTTCTCCTACCAACCTCTAGCATGGTTACCCATTCTACAGGGAACTCAGTACGAATAGTATGATAAAAACTATTAGGATCTTCTGAGGCTTCTTTCTCCTTTAAAGAGCTCCAACCTTCGAATGGTCCATTAGCTTTTGCTAAATCTATAGAAGCATTTAATTCTGCTCTAAATTTAATACGCATAACTCGTTCGATAACTTTCATTGCCTCAGGAGAATCATACTTTAACCCTAAGGCTGCAATCATATCTCCTAGTGCAGTAAACCCAGTACCTGTTCTTCTAGAATTTTGTGCAGTCTCTAAAACTTTTCTCCAAAGAGTATACTCAGTGATCTTAACTTCTTCTGGCTCTGGGTCTTTTTCTATTTTATCTAAGATTTTTATGATTTTAGATACTTCTAGATCCACTACAGTGTCTGCTAGCATTTGCATTCTATACGCAACATCGTATAATAAGTCATAATTAATCTCAGAGTATATAGTAAAAGGCTGTTCCACCATAGAAAATAAATTCATGCAGATTAATCTACATGCATCATATGGTTGCATAGCTATTTCGCTACAAGGATTAGTAGTAATTTGTCTATACTGATCATATATACCATCAGGAGAGTAATTAACCATAGAATCCCAAAACATTAATCCTGGCTCTGCTACATTATGTGCAGACTTTATAATTTCATCCCAGTATTGTTTGGCTTTAATTCTTCTGATATGTACGATGCCCTCATCTGTATTGACTTCAAGTAATTTATCGTAATCAACTACATAGTTAGGAACTTCAGCGTCACAAGGAAATCGTAAGATATAATCTTTATCCCCTTCGACTGCTTTCATAAACTCATCATTAAGTTTAACAGAAATGTTTGCACCCGTTACTTGGGTCAAGTCTCTTTTAATCTTAATAAAGTCTAATACATCAGGGTGATTAATATCCATAGATATCATTAGTGCTCCTCTACGTCCATTTTGTGCTACTTCTCTAGTTGTGTTAGAAAATCTATGCATAAAACTAACAGCTCCTGTAGAGGATCCTGCTGCATTTTTTACAGGGGTAGTATCAGGCCTCAATGTAGAGAGATCAATCCCTACTCCCCCTCTACGCTTCATTAACTGTACTAATTCTTGATCTTTTTGCAGTATACCCGCATAAGAATCATAAGGAGTTCCTACTACAAAACAATTACTTAAACTACCAGTAGAATAAGGATGTCCTAGTTGACTCATTATAGAACCTTGAGGTATTATATATTCAAAATCCCTAAATAAAATGTACACAGACTCTTCGTCAGGAAACATCTTACTCTTCAAAGGACATTCTTTTATTGACCCATAAAATTCTTTAGCAAGTCTTCTATGCATCTTATCAGGGGTATCTTCTTCATACTCTCCTTTCGGATTTTTAACTGCGTATTTATTTAAAAATACAGAGGCCGCAAGTTCCTCTCCGCCATAATATTTTTTGGCAGCTTTTAGTGCTTCTAGATAATTCATATTAATATTTAAAAAGGGGAAACAAAGATAAAAAAGGGGAAGACTTTACTCCCCCTTTCTTTTTATTTATTACAAAGTACAATCCTATCTTCAAGAATAGACGCCTGGTCTTGATTTCCTAAAGTAGGTAAGTCCTCAAGTTTACTATTAAGCTCTTCCAATTGAAGCTCAGAATAGTCATCTTCAAAGTACTTAGTCTCTATCTCTGAGATCTTATTGTCCTTAAATTCACAGATAGCATAAGGAAGATACTCACAGCATCTTAGTTTTTGCCATGCATAATCAAAAGGAACTGCTACTACATTCATAGGGTTTACTAGACAGGCTAGTATAATACTATTACTGCCCCCAAACTTAGAAACGTATGCAGGTGCGCCTACATGTAGTCCGCTAGAACAGCTAACAGTTTCGTCATTGTCACACTTATCTCTATCTAGTTGGCTAGGAGTACCTAGTTTAATAGAAGATCTTCTAGTATGCCAATCAGTAAAATCATTTTCGTCTTTATTAAATAATTCATTTACTTTAGGAAATAACTCTTCCGCATTACCAAGGTAATTAGGAGTAAGATCTTTTTCTTCTTCCTTATAATAACAACCATCATCTTCAATAAGATTGTCTCTATCCTCTTCACTCATTAAAGCATAGTCATAAGGAGATACTTCAGTGTTATTTGTAGTCACATACATCTCTTTTAAGTACTCTGAGACATCGTCCACAGTAGAACTATCCAAGGTCAGATAAGAATCCACTACAGGGTCTACGCTGCCGTCTTCTAGTATGGCAATGTTTTGGTAAATCAATACATCTTTAGGGTCTTGATTGTTAGCTTTCTTAGAAATGTAAGCATGGCAAATTGTTTCTGCGAATACTTTTTCTTTCTGTCCTGCCCACGCTACGCTTTTGTAGCCAATAAAGTAACCCATATCAGTAATAGGCATATTGAAAGTCTCCATAAAACGAAACAAAGATTCTCTAACATGCTCATCAGGATTAAGACAAAGCCACTTAAAGAAGTTTACCAAGTTATGTACAGGCAATCCTTCTTCTAGTTGATCTTTAATTCTAATCATTAAAGCAGTAGGCAAAGGGTAGTTAACTCCTTTAATGAAATAATCTCCGTTTTTATTTTTCTCAAGTAAATCTATTACTTGTTGCTTATATTTAGGAGAAAACCTATGAGTTAACTCTTTTACAGCTTCATCTGTAGAATCTGCCTTAACAGACATTATATGCTTAAAGTCTTCTCTTGCATCTTCTATGCTGTCGTATACATGAGAGAAGTGTTCGCCATTAATAAATAAAGAAATAGAGTCATCTGCTCTATGTGCTATAATAGTGTTTTTCATCATTTTTTATGATTAATTAATTTGTATAAAATTTTGTTAGTCGGATAGATTGCATCATATACTTGACACAATTCTTCGGTTACGTTTTTAAGAATTTTAATAATATCGTAAGACTGATTGCTATGAATAAAAATACACTCATATTCATCTAAGCTTATAGTCCCAGGTATATCAAGGTTACTCAAGATATAGTCATATTTATTTAAATTTTTACAACGATATTGATCTAATATTTTTAGATTTTTACCTAAAGTATTTATGCTATTTTTAAAATGATTATTATAAAAATGATATTGATCAGTACTATATAAAGTGCGAACCTTATCTATTACATATGCATTAATAAACTTTTTCTGTAAATAATTATTAATGTCTTCTATATAAATAAATTTAGGATTATTATCAAAATAGTGTAAGTTATCTATAGAACAAACATATACATCGCATTTTATTTCTATTCTTTTAAAAAGATACTGTACTTTATCTAAAGCAGCTCTATTATCTTGAGTCCCATATACTACTAAGTTATTCTTACTTCTAAGTTCTTGTATACTTAGCTTTAGTCTATTACCATAGCGGGTGTCAATAACATTAATTTTAGTATTATCTATGGCCTTTTTTACATTAGCATGAGTTTGCTTATATTTAATTAACCAATCTTCTGGGATCTCTATATCACTTAAAACAGTTAGCTTTTTATTTAAAAGAGCCAATACTTCATTAAATACTTCAGGGTTTGGGTGTTCAACACTCCTATGTGATCCATCTTTATTATTAACTTCAGCACAGATTATTGTATACTCTGTTTTATCATAAGTACTATCATTTTCTGCAAGACCATTATTAGCTAAGTACAAAAGTTTATTTCTGTTAACCTTTTCATCTAATAATAACACTTCAGTATCTTCTAAACTATTAATAAATTGAATTATAGATTTACTTGCTAAACGAAATAACTTATTTACGGACTTTTTTACAGAAGTAGGTTTTCCATATTTAACTGTACGTTGAGTAAAATTAATAAAGTATCCTATGCTAGATAACTTTGATGCTAAGAAGGCATTATCCTCACTGCTAAAAGATTTTATAATTACTTCAGGCTCTCTAAAAACAGGGTAAACCCATGTTCCCCTTCTATAACCGTCATTCCCTTTATTAACTGAGTAAAGAGAAAAATAAGTTTCATCTTCTAGTTTAATGTAGTTACCTTCAGATGCATTTCCTGCACCTACTTCTAAAAAGTGTTCTAGATTTTTAACAGTCTTATCATTAAGTGCGACTAGCTTATCAAGTTCCTTGATAGCTGCTAGTATTCTACTTTTTATAGCTGATTTAGTTTTATCAGTGTATTCTAACTGTTCTCTACTTAAAGTAACATCTAGCCCTCCTATCTCAAATTTTAATGCTATAGGCAGTGCAGAAAGAGCGCTAGCATTAAGGTGTTTTGATACATTATTAAAAGTAAGTTCTTTTATTTCTAAAACTGCGTCTTGTACTACAGATTCCATAATAGGGTAACACACTCTGCCTAAAGAAATTTCTAATTGATTGTTACCTGGCCTTACAATAAAATTATTAAAGTAGTATAGCCGATAATTATTATCTATAGAACATCCATAATAATTTACATTATCAAAATACTTTAGTTGATGTTGCAGCTCTGCAGTTAAAGTAGCTAGGTCTTCCTTTTTGAAATTTATTACTACTGATGTACCTATATCTGTACTGTCTTCAGTAAATATTAAATTAATCTGAGGGGCAACCTCACCTCTGCTTACTAAGTATTTATATTTTTTGTCTTCATGATGTGTAATCAGGTAAAAACTTTTAGCATAGCTTAAAGGAGTCTTAGCCCCAATACCCCAACCTCCTATTTGCTCGTTAGTGTTTCTTTTAGTCGATGCAAAGTATTGGGTATAGGTATTTTTAATTAAGTCAGGGGATAGGCCTTTGCCATAATCCTTAACAGTCAGTTCTAGAGAATCTGTTATTAACGTCTCTAGGTGTATCTCTACAGGCTTAACAGAGTTATTTTCTTGATTAGCATCTGCTGCATTAGAAACAATTTCCCTAACAATAGATCCTATCTTATTAGAATATAATGAATCCGTGAAAGACTTGAACATTAAAGACATTGCGTCTTCATTAAATTTAAAGTCTAAAGATTCAAGCACGTCAGAAGATTCTACTTCTGCGTCTGTTATTTTTTGTATTTCCATTTACCAGTTTATTATAAAGTCTACTCCATTATTTTTTAAGAGTATATCATTGGCTTTATCAAAACAATCATTAGATTGCCAAGTCCTTCCTTGATATGCTCCTGCTACAGGGTGTTCAGCTTCTAGTATATAATGCAAATTTTCATTTATACAGCTTTTATATGATTGAGCATGAGCTCCCCATAGCATAAAAATTAATCCTGAAGTAGAGTTTGATATTGATGTTATTGTGTTCTTCGTAAAGTTCTTCCAGAGATCAACATGAGATCCTGGTTTTCCTTTTTCTACAGTCAATGCTGTATTTAATAGTAGTACTCCCTGAGACGTCCAGTTAGATAAATTTTTATCTGTAAAGTAACCTTTATTAGGCGTCTCATTTAGTATGCGTTTTAAAGAAGGGCTAACGCCTTTCTTATCTGTAGAATTAGCAAAAGCTAATCCACATGCAGACTTACCATCATGATAAGGGTCTTGCCCTATTACTACAACTTTTAAGTTAGAATAATCAACTTCTTTAAATGCCCTAAACACATCTTTTTGATCAGGGCATAAATCTTTTGTTTTATAATAACTACCAATTGTAGAGATTAAGTCGTTTGTACTTTTATCATTCAATAAATCCTGGAGAACTCTTGCCCATTTCGGAGACAGTAATTTCGTCCAAAAATTCATGGGGACGAACTTGTCTTGGCCATAACTCTGCATATTCAATTATTTTTGATTTTAAATTCTTAATAGTAGAAGGGTTAATAGATTCTTTTTCTGGAGTGTATATGCTCCATAACTCCGCATCTTCTGCTAAAGTTATTTTCAAATCTCTCTCTATCTTTTCTCTCCTAGGAGATTCCCTTAGAAATATACTTTGAAGAAAAGGAACCATAATATCCATATCTCCAGGTACATAATCATAGCACAATGACTTGCTCTTATTAGGGTATTTACTGTACTTACCTTCTAAGAATAAATTATAAGCCTCTAGTTGATCTTCAGAAATAGAAAATACACTAACAGACATATAACCTTTCAATAAGTCATAAGTAAACCTAAAGTCATCATACGATTCTAGAGTATCCTGAAAAGCAGCTTGACCTTTATCCATAAAGTTAGAGTAGACAACACAGATTGAGTTAATCGGTGTATTTATACTTTCTTGATATAGATATGCATTAACAAACCTAGTTCCTATGTACTTTCCTTTAGTGTACTTTGATATTCCAAACAGTCTTTTAGGTATGCCCAGTAATGGAAATACGAATAAACTTGTATATGTAAATTTCATCATGTTAAATCATAATTGTGCCATTAGACTCTATAGTCTCTCTGGGATATTCATAAGTATTAGATTCATAAAATTCATAAAGCTCCATTAATTTAACCCAACCTGGTTGATAGTTATCATAATGATCTTTGTAACCATCTTTACCTTTACTTAAAGTCTCATCAGACATTTTAAATATTAATGGATGAGGCGTCCAAGGATCTACAGCTATAAATACAGGGTTAAGTTGCGTATATTCTTCGTAAAGAGGATTATTTGCAATCATAGACTCTACTAAGGAATAATAGAATGCGCCTTGTATATCATATCTAAAAGACCAGAAAGAAGAATTAAAAGAATAGTTATAATTGCCCATAGTTTTAAGGTCTGCAATCTGTACAGTCTTGTTGGCATGATCTACAATTAGTTTATCTAACTCACCTTTACATTTTATGCGCCCTTCATAATTAGACTCTAGTACTACAGAAGTATGAATAGTCTTTTCAGAGTTAGCAGATAGTAATTCTTTTACATAGTAATCAAACATAAGTTTGTCTACCATATTAGTGGCTTTACCCATAATATCCTCACTAACAACAACATGTTTTGTAGGATCTAGATTACCATTAGTCCCAAAGAAATCTTCTGCCTTAGCATCTAGTTCAGGGAATGCAGGCTTCTTAATTCCAGCTGCATCATAAATAGAGGATCTCTCAGAAGAGTCTGGCATCCTATCATAATCTATAGCAAATTGCCATATAGCTCCTATAAACTTACCTAGGTTAGTAGTCTTAGAAGGGAAAGTAACCGCTTTATATTTATCTGCGTTGCCGTTATACAAATCTTCTGTAAGATTTCCTAGTATAAAATGATCGGCAGTAGCATTTGATTCAGTAAAAAACGGTCCTTTAATTAATTTCTTCAGAAGACTTTGATTGACTCCTGGCATTTCTCGATAATTCTTCATGTTGTTTTCTTAAATTTTGTATAACAGTTATTGCAGTAGGTTCTTCTACCCCTGCATTTATAAGTTCCATATATCGTTTAGTCCATCCCATATGCTTTAATTTTTACGTTAATACTTCTATCGTCCATAGAATCACATTTTTCATATCTATAGGAGTTGCCTATTACATATTTAATGTTATCGTCTGGTACAATATTGTTAGATATAATTGTATCAAAAATGGCCTTTGTCCAAGGCCATGCTAAATTATCTATGTCCCAATTAGGAACATAATCATCCTTAGGAGGATTCCAAGATATTCCTTTAGATTTAGTCCTCCTTACAGTGCCATAATTAAGCGGCGCTTTAAATATCATCTCTGTTTCTATTCTGGAAAACACAATGTCTTTAGGAATGTAATGATCTATATAATCATGCATAACTCTAAAGACTTTATTTCTAATAATGTAATGTGTTCCTGAATAAAAAGTGTTACCTGATATTTTTACCCATTTATTTTTGGATATCTGTGCATGAGTAGGGAATCTAGGTAGGTTAATTTCTAATGCCTTGTGCATGCTGTGTTTGTTTTTAGTAAACTTTTTAATAAATTCTTGGCTAAGTGTTGCCCATGCTTTTTTACTAAGTCTGAGTAGTCTTTACTTTCATACTTAGAAGGTATTTCTATCTGAATGCAGTTAAATGCATTAGCTAAATTAGCACCATACTTCCTACCATTGTTTTGTTCGCTACTAAAGTCATTGTCATATAATATATATATGTTTTTAAATCTAGTCTTTAGTTCTTCTATGACCTGCTTCTTAGGCAATACGCTTTCTGATTGTAATGCTACCGCTGGGTAATCTGTAGTACTTATTATACTCATTACATCTTTTCTAGATGAAGTGATTATAAGTAAATCTCCAGTGTCAGGCATTTGTGTCCACCCTTCCCACACAGAATAATTATTATTATTCATAAACTTATACTCCTTACTAAAAGGTTGGTATATTTTATAGGTAGGGGTATCGTCTTTAAATTCTAAATAAGCATAACAGTTAGTTTTAGGATTAATAATATTGTTATTAATAAATATTAAATCTACTACCTTAACCATATACTTACTAAGAGTCTTAGGTGTTATGCCAAATAGACTCCAAAACTCTTTATCTTTTAAAGTGGGACTTTTACTCTTAATCTGTAGGTTAACTTTCTCTTTGTTGCTTATCTTTTCTATTTCTACTTTACTTATTGGCTTAATACTTGGCGACACGCCACTAGTAGTTATACCAAAGTCAATAGCTATTCTTTCTAAAGCTCCATTATAAGAAAGCCCATACATAATCTGTACCAGCGAAAAACAATCTCCTGACATACCATTTCCAAAGTCTTTAAATAAATACTTATTAGACTTAGAAGCATAAAAGACCGAAAAGGAGGGAATATTATCCCTCCTCAACGGACTATTTATGGGTCTTAATGAAAGAGCTTCCTTCCCTATATAAAAACTGTATATATCTAATTCAGATATAACTTTTAATATAGAGTCTTTGGTTAATCTTTCATCATATATGACAGAATTTAGATCCAATCGTCTTCTTTCAAAGCGCTGCTTGTAGCATCAGCTGCGGTATCATTAGAAGCAGTATCTGCTTGAGGTCTCTGCATAGTATCATATGGAGTTTCCTGCAAAGTGTCTGAGTTACTATTAGAAGAAATCATTGGCACAAAAGAACGAACCTTTATATATCCACTAACTTGTTTGCTTCCTACAGTGCCATAATTTGCAAATACAGAAAAAGTCTTACCTTTTGCTTTACCTGTAATTAACTCCATACACTTATCTAACATTTCTTCGTTAGAATTAAAAATAGGAATCTTTACATCTGGCCCTGCAATAGTCTTAACAAGATGCTTAAGAATCTTACCTTGTCTTTTTAGATTAGCCTCGTAATACATATTCGAGGGATCATCTACATAATAAAAAGACAAATCAGTGGATGCTCCACTTTCGTCAGTAGCGATCAACTTCCAATGTGGTAGCTTTCTAGTCTCTGCCTCATCTTTTGCTAACGTGGTTATTGTACAGTTGCTACAAACACCTGCATTACCTCCATTAAAAATACTAACAGAACTACTTCCGTTGTCAAATTCATTACTATTTAAATCAATACTCATTACTTATAAAATTAAAAATTAAAAAAATTAAATGTGTTACTTACCAAGGAGCTAATTCCTCATTTGAATCTGCCTCTATCTCATTATCATAGGAATCCATAGATTCATTACTACTCCAAGAAGGCTTAGAAGTTTCTTCTTCTACTATTGCATCCTCGACTGTCTCAGATTGTTCTTGATTTGAGTTAATAAGTCTAATTGCCCAAGAATATGGAGCCATAGTTGAAATTATTTCTACATCTAGAACTACATCTTCAGCTATAGTCTCACCAAGATTTAGATACTCCTGTGTTATGTAGTTGTAAATTTTCTTATCTGCAATAGTCCTTAGTTGACGTCCTATTCTATTACTAAGCTTCTTACCAATAGTAGGTACAAAATAGATATCATTGATACCATCTTCTCCCATATCCACAGCTATGTTAAGCTCTACATTATTCTCAGAAAGTTGTAAATCACTACACAAAGCAGATGTAAAACCTATCTTACTTCGCTTTCCTTCTTCAGTTGCTTTTAATACAACTGCACTTTTTCCTTCATATTCATCAGAAGTCATTCCCCTTTTAACGGTAGGGATACCGATAATTAAATTACCCATAGTAAAAAATAAAAAATAAATAAAAATTAAATGTGAAAATATCCTCGTACTGCACTCAGTACTGTTTGTAAATTATTAGGAATAAATGTCTCTGTAATCATCTCCATAGATCTGGCGTTATAATAACTGTGCTTCCTTGTTATAAATTTATAACTATCAGGAGTAATCTCTCCAGAATCATTCTTGTCAATGTAAGTACACAACATAATGTCAAAATAACTTTCAGGCTTGAATTTCTCTGAAAGCATCTTACCACCTGGTACAAATATCTGAAACACCTCTTCTGAATCATTGTATTCTGCATGAAACTCCAATACTATAATAAGGTCATCTCTTAAACTATCTGATGCCAAGAAAAAAGCATTTAGACTAGCAGCAGCTAAGTCCCAAAATCTAGCAAATGCACCACCGCCTGAATTAGCCTTCATAAAAGACTCACTAGCTAGTATCTTACTAATATAATGAGTAAAGTCAGGAATAATAACAGTCTTAATATGAGGCATATAACTACTTATTACCTTTAAATTAGACTCTACACTCTTGATATCAGGCATTATTGCCCAGTTGCCTAGAATATGTTCCTTCTTTTGTACAAGTTCTTTCATGTCTACCATTGAAGGTAGCTTTTGTAAGGGTTTACCCTTATTATCTTTTAAGTAAGTAGCCTTAGCAGATGATGCCAAAATAACTACCTCCTCAGGATTCTCCAAGAAGCTTCTGGAATATGATTTACCAGTGTTTGGAGCACCCATAATACCGACTTTAATTGCCATTTGAGTATTTTAAAAGTTTATTATATAATTCTGGATTACTTATAAATTCTTGTGAGGGAGGTAACTCACGAAATAATCCATTTGCCCCCATAAAAAATAAGCCTAATGATAAGTTATCTTGACCGTCTCTGTTCTTTAAGATACTTAGTGATCTATAGTTTCTGTTCAGTCTTTTAATATCATAACCATTATGCTTTTCTATCCCATATCTAAAAGGATTAAACAAGGCAATAGAAGTATTAGCATCTTCTTGAGTAGAACCAGTGTCTTTAAAATCACTGAGCTGCGGCTCTAAAGAATCTAATCTTTTTCTATCCATACCTTCTATACCCCTATTAAACTGAGATACTACTACTGGACTTATGTTGAATAAGTTTCTAAATTGTACCAGCATTTTACTCAACCTGTCTATAGCCTCTTTCTTATTAGAATCCTTTGAGTTTTTATCTATTAGAGATATGTGATCAATAATTAATAAAACAATCTCATTAGGTTTGTGCGGGATATACTGTTGAATCATTTTGTTAGAGTTGCGGATAATTGTACCGTTCTTCTCTACATAATCTTTAACAGTCATCCATACATAATCAGGAGAGGCTGCAGAATAAAAGATAACATGATCAGATAGCATCTTTTCAAAGTAATCTCTGGTAGCAAATACTTTCTTAGCAACGTCTTTGTCTAGTAAAGACCTATCGCCTCTAGAAAATAAACTCTCAGAGTCAACTAATATATTATGGTCTTCGAATAACTTCCTACACACCATCTTGGCTATTTTCTGTAGGGGAGTAATCTCTATACTATAATATAGAATCTTGATACTAAAATCAGTTTCTTTTTCCGCTGTGATATACTTAATAGGGTTATACATATATGCAGAGTCTACTAGTGCAGTTTTACCTGTACCCGTAGCACCCCCTATCAAGTCATATCTACCTGGTTGAATGTTAGAAATATACTTAGAAAGCTTTTTAAAGCCCATAGGAAGGCCTCTATTCCTTCCTTGCATACCTAAGTTTATTTGGGCCTCTAATTGATCCCAGAGAGGCGTACTTAAATGCTTTGGATGTTCCATGCTCCGTCTGTTATTTGATTATTATCTAGCATTTCTATCTCTTCGCAGTAAGTAGCCAACTTAGAGTTCTCTACAGAAGAGCCCATAAAAGATTCGCTCTTATAAATAAAATAATCTGCTTGCTGCAAATAAGCATAGTCCCTACTAGTAGCGATGTATCTTTCTGCTGCGCTTAAAATTATTTCTTTATTGTAGCCAAACTCTTGTATAAACTTGTCCATCTTCTTAATACAGGCACTCTTAGTACCCATAGCCCCTGTCTTTTTGCCTCTAAATAATTCTCTATAAGAGTCTATCCACATGGAAGAAGATTCTACCTCTCCTAGTATAGCTTTTAGTTTAGATTTATTTAAAGTTAACTCTGACAGTTTTATAGAGTCACTATCAGTATTCAAGATGTATTTCATTTTGATTAACCCTCTAATATATTGAGGGTAAGTGTTTTGAAAATGTTTTTCTATCTCGTCATACTCAGAATTGTGTAAAAGATGGAGGATAAGTTGCCCAATAGGATGTAAATCCTTTTTTAGATCTATTAAAATTTTCATAAATTGTTTGAAGGTTACCCCGAATAACTTAAGTCTGCATTTCCTTGAGGGGTACACAAATCTAAGAAATTTTAGGAGGATTATTAGTATTATTCATAAGTAATTTTATGCGGGTTTGAAGTGCAGGTGTTATAGGAATGTGCCAAACATTATTTTTGGTTCTTTCATTAAAATTAACTTCAGCAACTCCATACTCAATTGGCTTATAATCAATATGATGGCCCCCTCCATTAAAAGCAAAGATTGAATTAACTTTAACCATTGCTTTAAAAGATAACCTTAAATTCCCTTTGTTCAAAACACAATCATAAATAGAATTATAAATCCCAAACTCTCCGTCCATAAAAGGTTTATGACTATAACTAGATTGCATAGTTAATTCACAATCTTTTATATGAAAACTTAACTCTTCTATACTCATTTTTCTATTAATCCAGTTGGAAATTAGTTGAGATATTGTTAGCTTTTTATATTTAATTTTCATAATTATACTCTTCTAAGTTTCCATAAAAAGAAATAGCCTGTGCAACACTATCTTCATATAGTGGTATCAATGACTTTAATGAATTTCTTTGGGATTTGGGAGAACGCATTTTCCGCGTATCTCTCGTCAATCGTTTTTTTCGCGATAAAGACATACATAATTGGATTTTTGGATCTAAAACTTCTACCTAACATTTGGATAGTACTCTTCTCCTGATTATCTAACTGTATAATATACCCTATGTCTATGTTCCTAAGATTCATAGACTCTCTAAGCATATTGACGGCAAATAAATGGTCGATTTCTAAGTTATTAAACTTAGTTATTACCTCTACTCTATTAGATTTACTGGAATGAATTGCATTCTCTCCTCCTATTAAATTACATTGTTCAATAGACCCTGTAAAACATACAAACCTCTTGTCGTAATTAAGATATTCTTTGACATGCCCTGTTTTTGCAGCAGCTAATAATCTTTTGCGCTGTGCTCCCAGTATTTTGGCAGTCTCTACGTTATCATTGAGCATACAACGATCAATCTTACTTGTCATTTTATTGTATGTAGCTCTTGCGTTACGAGATAGGTTTACTTTAATTTGATAAATAGTTGGCTCTGGTAAGATACCATCTTCTATTGCCTTAGACATAGAAACAGTATATACTTTAAATTTTCCTAAAGAATATAAAAGTGATTTCTTGGTCAAGGGCATAGTTGCAGTCAAAGCCACTATTCTATTAATCTTTAAGGCTTTCAGCTTCTTAACTCTTGTAGAAGTTAATGCATGTGCCTCATCCAAAATTAGATTAAGTGACTCATCCTGCGGAAGTTTATGAAGTGAATCATAAGATATAAGAGTGACATCTGTGAAATCTACTTTCCACTTATCTGCCTCATCTTTCCAGGTAATCATGTGATTTAGTTCTTTACAAACCACTACCCACTTTGCATCTTTATGATACTCCATAATGTCTAATGCTGCTTTTGATTTACCTAATCCAGTAAACCATTCTAAGAATAAGAAAGGATTATCCTTACTTGCATTTAAAGCAATTTTTTGTTTCTCTGCTTTAGCTTGCATGGTACATCCATTTATTACCATACAATTGAATACCTAGTTTATCTTCTAGGTATTGTTGGTTGTAATTATTCTTAGGACATTCAGAGTGATATACTCTAGCGGCATCTACCCTGTTGGGGAAGCTTTTCATAAGATTCCATATTTGACCTTCTTTAAATTTGTGAAGGACATCTTTGGCGGTCATAGCTGCAGGATTTTTATCCTTATAAGACCAATCAAAGTCTTTTAGCTTTTTGTAGAGCTCTATTTTGAGCTTAGTTTGATCGTATTTCATTTTAATTATTATTTAATGAATCCATTGACTACTAATCATAGGAGTTGCATATAGTTTTACTGTTTTACAATACACAGAACCTGCGTCTTCCATACATTTCTTAAGTATTACTGCAAATTCTTCTGCCATATCTTTAGGACACTCTAGAAGGATCTCGTCATGTATTAGATTTACAATTTTAACTGTGAATAGTAGGTTTCTGTCTTTGATTACCTTGTAAAGCATAGCTGTGGCTAGTTTAGTTTGCTCACCTGCACACCCTTGGATAGGAAAGTTCATACTTTCTCGTTCCATAGATCCTTTTGTTTTGAAAAACTTAGAGACTTTTGATTTGAGTTCCTCATAATAAGGCCCATTGTTATTCTTCTGTTCTCTGTAGAAATCCCAAAATTCTTTTCTATCTACTTCATTAGATAACTCTAAGAATTGATCAAATTGATCTATAAATACTTTTCTACCGCTTACTTTACTTACTAAAATATATCCTCTGTCAAATGCAGCTTTTTTACCTATATCAAAATAAGTCTTAAGTGCAGGAAATGCCTGGAAGAATGCTTTCTCTACAGAAATACCTACTTCCTTAGAAACTCCAAGGTTTTTAGCAATAGTATCT